CTGCTTTTGATCAACTTGCTACATCTACTGAGATGTTGGAAACAGGAATTAAAGTAGTTGATCTTCTTTGTCCATATGCAAAAGGTGGAATATTGCGCAAAGTTCAGGAAGCCGACCTGAATATTGCTTTGGTAGCAAGCTTCCATCGCTTGCTGCTGGCTCCAGGTGAAGATGCGCCGTGGCAGCTTAGTCACCGTGGTGAGTTCCTGTTGCTGGCCGATCGACTCAAATGAAATCTCCGCTGAATCGTGGTAGCTGGGGCCACTCCATTCTCCGGCCTCGGGCCTGTTGGCCACACGGATCGGGAAAGTGCGGAATGTGCCGTGCACCGTGGGGCTGCCATTCGCCATGGGCACACCCGTATCTGACATGATCGACGAAGCCGTCACATCACGACAGGTGGTGTACGGATATTGCCCGTGATACATCGACAGACTATAGCCTTGGCAGCTCTCGATCAGCAACGAGGCTGACTCGGCATAGATCTGTTGCATCTTGGCCGTATCAACCGGGATGATGAACCGCATCACCGGGTGATCTGCCTGGCTGATGGTGTTGAGCTGCTCCGGATTGCGCCGGATGCGCTCAATCTGAGCTGCGCCGACACCTTGCCTGGTGGAGCCTGGTGCGGTGCCGCCTTCTGATTCGGCCTCGCGGTGCCTGTCGTAGACACAGGCCGCATGCCGATGTACATAGATGTGCACATTGCGGAATTCAGGCAACCGTTCATATAGGTCGCCGATTTCGCCAGCCAGCCGGTCTAGATCGATCAGGCTGCCAGGACCGAGCACGATCTGTTGCAACATCGGAGACGTGATACCGCTAGGCAGCATCTTGTGGATGTACGTGCTGCCGTCCCAGACCAGGGTATGGCCTGCATTGGGTGACGGTGCATATGCGATCGTGTCGCACTGGATGTGCTGCGCCAGAAAGCCTGCGTATAGGCCCTTGCCGGTCGAGCCGTACTGCGCGTCGATGATGAGGTGACGTTTACGCATTGGCTTCAAGTCGGTCAAGAATTTCAGTCAATTTAGAGCGCACGCGACGGCGTGAGCCATCGGTCGCTTCGCCTGCCACGATGTATGCAAATTGAGCTACACGGCGAGCAATAGATGGGCTGAACCCGAAATCGACTGCACGCTGCTCAAGATGTCTTGCGCCGTGAATGCCGCCATAATCACGACGGATCTGCTTAGTTACTTCACTGACAAGTTTTTGGTTTGACCAGTGAGAGTGGGATGCTTGGGGTGTGGCGTCAGACATCAGAAAAGATCACCTTCTGTGGAGGACGGTGCAGCTGCGGGCTTGACTTCCACGCCATAATCGTCGATGCTGAGCGACAGGCTGATATATGCCTTGCCTGATTTGGACTGTTTTTTCCAGCCTGCGACGCGCACTTTAATGCGGCCTTCGTCGTCTTCGTTGTATTGATTGGCGATTACCTGGTCATACATAGCCATAAAATCGGCTTTGGTGATTTGACCAGGTCCAGTGAAATCAGGCTGGTTGTCGCGTTCTTTGCGTTCGTTCTTGAACAAGCTGCTGTTGATAGCGGGCATCAGAAATTAGGAGACAGGGTTGATTCGTAGGCCACGACCGCCGCGATCGGGTAATAGATGCGGCTAGAGTGGCCGGCCTTGATGTGTTTGGGTCCGCGTGCGACGCGACGCCACCGGGCCAGGGTGACTAGAGATACGGGAAATGGTGTATCTTCCCAACGTGCGACCAACTGAGCAGGCGTTAAGTGCTGCTCAGGGTCGAATTCAAAGGAAGTCGTCATCCGAGATCTTCGATGATTGCTTTGTCATTTTATGATCACCATGATCGGCATCGTCATCAGGGCAACCTGCTGCCAAGTTAAGTATGGCTAGCAGAGCGTACCTGCGCTGATAAGTCACGGCACCACCCCAAGCATGCAAGACATTGCCTTTGCGTTGCTCGTCTACCATTAGCGGTGACTCGGACTCGATCTGCTCACCAGAAATGTGCATCAATTGGGTCACGAGATTGCTGCCGCGAAACGTCTGTGAAATCACAAGATCCTGCTCTAGCAGGTGCGGTGTCACAGCTGCTAGAACGGTCTGTAGATCTGCATACTGTCCGTATTGAGCTTGTGATAGCTCCCGGATCGGGCCGACATTCTTATGGAATGCCAGTAGTGCCTCCACGATTTTGCTCATGATGCCCAAGCTGGTAGGTTCACTTCCACGATGTCGTGGGAATATGCAGGCCAGGGTCGATCTGGCCCAAACGTCTTGAAGCAATCGGCCATCTGATTCAGCAGATCACGTGCGCGGCGTGAACCGGCTTCGATCATGCTGTCAGATGCACGGATAACAGACACTGCATTGGGCGCTTCTTTTTCAATGCAGATGAATAAGAAGCCTTTAGGCCTGGTGCCTGTTGCCCACTCGATCACGTCCAGATAAAAGCCAGCCTGCACGTGGTACTGGTAGTTGGCAATGGTCTTGGTAAACGCATCAGGTGACGCGTTCTGTGTGGTCTTTAGATCGACCACCCAACCCGAATCTGTGATGCAGTCAGCTCTGCATTTCACCTCAAGATCTGTCTCAGGGCACGTCGCGAGGTAGGTAGCTTCTTTAAATCCTTTAGCGGATAGGATCTTGTGGGCCATCAAGTGGTCGTGCAGTGCCATCGAAAGTTGGTGGCATTGTGCATTTGTGCCCATTGGCAGCAGAGTCTGCCCCTCTGCGGTGGCCTTTTCCTCGGCCTGGCGATATGCCTTGGACACCTTGCTCGCGCTAGGTGCCTCGACATATTTGAGCTTGTATTCCAGAGGTTCCAGCACGTAGGCATGGAATGCAGCACCAAATAGCATTGCTGGTGTCGGTGCTTTGGACTGGGCCCGAGGATTCAGGAATTGATGCCAGAAGTGCGCAGGACTCTGCCCAAAGGTGATTAGCGCAGATCGGCCGATAGCACTCAGACTGTGATATTCATCATGTGTCATGTCGATGGGCCATGGTTTGCTGTTCATTGCTAGAAGAAACGACAGAGGTATAATACCATCTATATCAAGGCATGTCAATCTATTGCAAGTGATGTTATCGTGAGTCTGTTGCGACACCCCAGTGCTGCGTCCTTATCAGCTAGATCTCCTGCACCGTGCCAGGGTGGCGATGCGGTCGCATGACAAGGTATTGACGGTGTTGCCAACAGGTGGTGGCAAGACCCGCATCTTCTGTGAGATCGCCAATGCTGCGCGGGCCAAAGGTGCCCGTGTGCAGGTGTTGGTGCACCGTCGTGAGCTTGTAGATCAGACGCCAGATGAGAGCGTTTGCACGATCCAGTCGTGGCAGCCTGACGGTGAGGACCTAGTGATCGTCGATGAGGCGCACCATGCCTGCGCACGCACCTGGAAAGACAAACTGCAGCAATGTACTAAGGTCCTCGGATTCACTGCCACGCCGCAACGGCTAGATGGCGGTGGTCTTGATGTGGTCTTTGATGAGATGGTGGTTGGCCCCACCTCTGCACAGCTGATCGATGACGGCTGGCTGTCTGAATACAAGCTGTTTTGCCCGCCTGGTGCAGCCGATTTGAAAGGTGTGCGCCGCACTGCCGGTGACTACAACCGCAAGCAATTATCTGAGGCTGTATCACAGACACGCGTGGTAGCCGCTGCTGTAAAGAATTGGCTACTGCTCGCTGGTGGCCGCCAGACAATTGGCTTCTGCGCAAGTGTTGCTCATATGGAGGAAGTGGAGCGCAAATTCAAAGCTGCAGGCATTAGATGCGCCACGATCGATGGCAAGATGCGTAAAGACCGCCGTGATGAGGCCGTGCGCCAGTTCCGTGATGGCGAGATCACGGTACTGCTCAGTGTCGATTTGATTTCCGAGGGCTTCGATGTGCCGGCCTGCGATTGCGTACTCTTGCTGCGGCCTACGCAGTCTCTCGGTTTATACCTACAGCAGGTAGGTCGTGCGTTGCGCCCTTCAGATCAGCATGCCGTCATCCTCGACGCAGCCGGAAATAGCGAACGCCACGGTATGCCAGATGATAGCCGGCAGTGGTCGCTGAAAGGCCAGCTAAAACAGCGGGCTGGATTGGTTGCAAATGTGCCGGTAAGAGTTTGCCCGCAATGCTTCGGAGTACACAAACCACATTTGCGCATGTGCCCATTTTGCGGATACACTCACCCATTAGATAGTCGGATTCCAGAGGAACGCGACATCCTACTACAGGAGAAAGAACAGAAGCGTAAGCAGATGCGCCGTGATATCGGACGGGCACGCACTATTGAGGATCTCGAAAGAATCCGCATTGAGCGTGGGTATCATCCAAAGTGGGTGGATCACGTCCTACGTAGTCGCACCCACCGTACATGGAAATAATTGACACAGCTTTTTATCTTTGATATAATACGCATATAAAGGGCAATGAGCTCTTTCCCTCCGATCATGCCACAGATCACCCCATACGGCCTCGTCCAGCAGATGACATTTCTGATGGAGCACACACGTGATGCCGTCGAAGATGTCCAGGTGCTTATCGGTGAAGAGCGCGAAGAGCGTCGCACTGATGCCGTCGCTTTTGCTGCACAGCTTGACGTTTATCTGGCGTATTGCGAGAAATCCGGCCAGCCTGAGCACGTGGTGCGTCATGGTGCCGCACAAGCTGAAATGGCTCACGGCTACCTGGAGCTGATCAAATGAAAAGCTCTGCTGCTGACAACTGGGCTGTCGTGTTCGGCTATTTTTTTGTGGCTGTTACCGGCTGGCTCGTCCTGACATCGACCCTTGATGATATGACACGCCGTGATTGTCAATATGGCGTCCAGGCTGCTTGCGAGGCCCTCAAATGAGGTTGAAATTTGATGTGTCGCACGTCCGCACTGGCGAGGCGTGCAAGGTCTACATGAGCGTGTCCGGATGGACTAAGGCCACTGTGATACAAAAGCACAATACGAGTATCACGGTTAAATTGGTGAGTGGCCGCTATGTCACGGTCTTTGATTCACGCAACATCAAGAAGTAATGGTCCAGCCAGAGACACGCCTTCAGAATGAGATCCGCTTAGCGGTCAGTGCTAACTGCGAAGGCGTGACACTCTATCGGAACCACACTGGTGCGTTGCGAGATAATCGGGGTAAGTATGTGCAGTTTGGTCTGTCACCTGGTAGCCCTGATTTGGTGGGATACAAGCGGGTCCAGATCACCGAGGACATGGTGGGCCAAGACCTGGCAGTATTTGTAGGCATGGAGATCAAAGTGCCTGGCGAGAAGGCACGAGATGATCAGCAGCACTGGCTGGACCGTCTCGAAGAGCATGGCGGCATCGCGAGTGTGGTGCACTCCGAAGACGAGGCTATTACCTGCCTTTCCTAGGTATTGCGGCTACGTTGGGTATGTGATAGCGTGCCTATGGAAATGCCCCCCATGCCGGCGAGAGCACAGGGGGCAGAGCCACAATCCCAAGCACCCAAATTGTAACAGATGTATTCATCTGCAAAAACTCCTTGTCCTATATGCGGTCGCACGTCTAGCGGCTGTAAGACGGACGGAGACTTGCTGTATTGCCGCATAGGCACCAAGACCAGCCCATTCCAGAAGCACCCGCAGCTCAAGACCGGTGATGTGGTTGGTGAGTGGGCATGTGTGAAGATCAACCCGACTGCTGAATGTGTGACCTTCAAGCCGCATCAAGAACGCACTGCGGTGAAGTACCGGTCGTGGAAGTATTTTGCACCCAATGGCCGGTCATATCAGCACAACCGCACCGACTACAACGTTGGCCCTAAAGATGTCACCTGGTCTAAGGGCACCAAGGTAGACACGCTGTTGCCGCTGTGGTATGAGAGCCTGCCGGATTCAGGCAAGACGGTCTACGTAGTCGAGGGCGAGACCTGCGCCGAGGCGTTGCGTGCCCTGGGCCTGTGGGTCACCAGTGTGCCAAACGGTAGCGGCAGCTGGAAGTGTGGCATGCCTGACATGCCGAAGCTGCAGGACAATGACCTGGTGTTATGTCCTGATCGTGACCGGCCTGGTGTCGAGCTTATGCAGCGGCTCGGAGATGCCTTCCCTGGATCGTCATGGCTCTGGGTGGAAGGCACGAACGCGGATGCATGGGATGACCCGTCTGATGGCTATGACGTGGCCGACTGGGTGGTAGATGGCGCAGACCGAGAACGCATAGAACTTGCCATCCGACGGGAAGCGCCACAATTGCCTGTCGCGCCGTGGTATGAGCGGATTGGTGATTACAAGACGGAAAAGGGTGGTTATAGCCGTCTGAAACTGCTTGACCTGTCGAAGGTACTCTCGTCGATGCTCCATGATGCGCTGCGTTGGAACGACCTAAAGCAGGCTATCGAGATCGATGGTGCGCCGATGTCGGAGATTGATGCCAAGCTGAGTTATGGCAGCTTTCAGGCTGCGCATATCGATGTCTCTAAGGATGTCGCGCAGGATGCTCTGCTGCTTAGTGCACGTGAGCGGCCCTACCACCCGATCCGTGACTACCTGGAGTCGTGCAATGACCCGTTAGATGATGCCGTCTGGCAGAATATCGCAGGTGAGCTCCTGGGCACGCATGCTGTTGAATTCGATAATTCGGCATTGCGCAAGTGGTTGGTCTTTTGCGTGGCCCGCATTTATGAACCTGGCTGCCCATGCGGCTTTGTGCACATATTGGCTGGTGACCAGCACCTCCACAAGACGCGCTTTTACAACACCCTCGCATCAGAAGCCTGGTTCTATGAGGGTTTTATCAAGACCAATAAAGATGCAGACGATATTACCGGCCTGCATATGCGGTGGATCTGCGAGTGGGGCGAACTAGATGGTGGCATCAAGAACCGCGACAGTGCAGGCCTCAAGAATTTCATCACTCGCAAGACCGACCTTGTGCGTGAGGCATACGGCAAGGGTCACAAGGAACGGCCGCGTTCTTTCGTCCTATGCGGCACCACCAATAAAAAGGATGGTTTCTTCAGTGATGAGACCGGCAACCGCCGTTTTGTGATCTTCAATGTCGAGGAGCGTATCAATAGCGAGAAGATCGAACAGCTGCGCGATCGGATCTGGGCTAGTGCGAAGCGCGAGTATTTCAAGGGCACGCAGTGGTTCCTAGATGAAGCCGAGACCCAGATCAACAATGACCGCAACCGTGGTCTGTATGCAGAGGACCCGTGGTTGGAGAAGATCTCGTCGCACCTGGTGTACCGGTCCACCGAATACGTTATCAGCAGTGATCTGTTGACTCACGTGCTGGAGGTGCCGATCGAACGCCAGACGCAACGGGAGCTAGTGCGGATCAACCGCATCCTGACTGCATGCGGGTACTACAAGAGCCGCAAGAAGCTCAATGGCTCGTTCAAGCACATCTGGCGGCGTTGTGGCACTGACGAGTGATACCTACCTATTACCCGCCCTTACCGTCTGTTACCTACTCATGTCTTTTATGATTGTTCGATCTCTTAACTGCGATAGCAAGGGTGAGCAGGTATTACAGGTAAGGGTAGGTAATGCAAGGCGTCAATCGGGACGCGGCCGGTGTCCGGTTTACTTACTTTACCCCCTATATAGGGGGGGGTTAAAAAAAAAGTTGGTTGTCGGGAAGGGAAAAAAGGAGTAGGTAGGTAAGTAGGTAAGTAGGTAATTTGCGTTAGATTTGAGGCATGGCCCCAAGGACTCCAGAAAGCATCCGCAAAGACCAACTCCGGGTGGTCAAACAGTGGCTCGACTTGTCCTGGCCACGACACCGTATATATGAGTCTGCTGCACAGGCCTGGGACTTTGATAATGGCCAGACAGACGCGCTGATTTCAGACGCGAGGTCCGAGTACAAGAGCTCAATGAGTGTGGAGCGCTCGGAGTTCCTGGCACAACAGATGACCAGGCTTGAGGCACTCGCTGCTAAAGCCCAGGAAGACGGGCAACTGGGTGTGGCGCTAGGATGCTATCGGGAGCTGCACATGCTCGCGAGTCTTACTGGGAAGTAGCAATGGCCCGCAGGTACAACAGGGACAAAAATGGCCGCTTTGCTAGTACTGGAAGTCGCAGCAGTGGTCCGACTAGAGCCTATGGCACCGCTTCTACAGCCAAACTTCAGCAAGAACAACGAGCATCTGGTATCGCGAATCGCGTTTCACGCACTGCTAGACGCGCCGATGATGCGGCCATGAGTCGTTTATCTAAAGCTGCGGCTACGTTTAGAGTTAACCCGACAGCTGCCAATAAATCTGCCTGGCTAAAAGCTAGCAAGGAGAGAGACGCTACGTTTAGAGCTGCTGCTCAACAAAAGGGACGGGCGCGTAAAGCTGCAGAACGAAAATTCGGGTTGACGCGCTGATAATGGAAGAAGGCGTGTGGGTGGAATATGAAGATCTTAAAGCTTGGGTGAGTAGTCATCATTTAGTGCACGAAAAATATCTGATGCTGCAACGTCTTTATGAGCGCCGCAAAGAATCAGGCGAACCACCCGTCGCACATCCGCTCTGAAGCAGCTGCGCCGTCACGGACAAAGGCGATATTGATCAGCTCATCAAGCATGGCCTGAGGTGCGTCGATTTTCAGCAGCTCACGGCCCAGGACGATCAGCTCGTCAATGTTGAGTGTCTGGGCTTTGGCGGTGAACTGTTCGAGGGTGGTCATTTGCTTAGAAAGTGGAATTGGGTGGGAGGGGCGGTGAAGGATTCTAGGTCGCTTTTGCTCACCTGAGGGTCCGTTTTGCCCTCCCATATACGTAGTATATCACACCCAATCAGGGTGTGTCAATACTTTCAGTCCACATTGTCGAAGTGGCTAGCCTCTTCGGTCGGCTCATTACGCAGTTCTTCAATACTGCGCATGCAAGCCTCGAAAGTGCGCATGTTGTGCTGATAAACCTGCTGCCAGCCGAGCTCTTTGTCGATCTTGGCCTGCTTTGCCCGGTAGGCGAAGGTCATGGCCAGATCGGTGTTCTGGCGGATGATTTGTGCTTTTTCGAAGCCGGTCATGATCAGAGAAAAAGGGGCTCATTGCCTCCCATATACGTAGTATATCATGCTAAAAAGGAAAATGTCAATCCCTTTCAGCATGAATCACTCGATAAAAGGCTAATTCAAGGGCAGTGAGGCCTTTGGTGGATTTGGCCGCAGCTGCCTTCTTTTTGGCTGCGGCAATAACGTCCTGGGGGCGATGCCCCCAGCCGGTCTGTCCGGTCATTCGGCGTGCATGGCGCGATAGGTGGCCAAACCTTGCTCGGTCAGGCAGATGTAGCGCTCAGACTTTGCGTTGCTGTTCCAGGAAGTGGTCTCCATCATCCCTGCTTTCTTGAGATTAGACAGACGGGGTGCGTTTTTCAGGCTGATCTTGGGGATGTCGCGGCCAAGGCGTGCTGCCGGGGGATGACCGTTCTCGAAGTTCACGTCATCAGTGGCGGCGTAAATCTCAGCTGCCAGCTCGAAGAAGAAATCCTTGGTAGCCTGATTCAGCTTGTCCCAGGTGATGCCGCTGCTCTTGGTCTTCTTGGTGGCTTGGGGCAGGATTTTGGCCTGGGCTTCAATCTCAATCAGCTTGGTCAGGGTGATGACTGCATCATCTTTGCTGATGCGCTTATTACCGGCAAAGATGTAGCCGTTAGGACGGAATTCGATGCCGCGATTGCGGGCAACGCTGCCGTCTTTTTTCGAGACTTGCAGCTGACGCTCAACGATGTGAAGAGCTTGCTCGGTAAAGGTGCGGGCCATGATGTGAAAGGGAGGGCTCTTTGCCCTCTATATACAAAGTATAGCATACACTTTCACAAAATGTCAATGGTTACGTATCAGATCATCACGTCCAATGCATCGAGTGCCCCTACGTTCTGGCACATAGCTGCCTGCTGCACTGTGCGGATGTCGCGCCGTTGCAAGGAAGCTCTTTCCAAGATCTCTTCTTTGCTGCCACCCTCTTCGGCTGCCTGCATGTAGGCCTGCAGCTTTTTTCGTGCGCCATTCGGGATGTGGATCATCAAAGACTTGGTGTCGATACATCTGGTGATGGCCTGCCTGATCCACCAGTACGCATAAGTTGACATTTTGTAGCCGCATTCAGGATCATATTTTTCGGCTGCACGTTGTAACCCTAGAGTGCCTTCTTGGATCAAGTCCTGGAAGGTGAGTGGCGTGCCTTTGATAGCGAATGTATATTTCTTGGCTACCGATATCACCAGCCGCAGGTTGCTACATACGAATTGATCACGGGCACGCCGGCCTGAGCGCACGATTGACGGCGGTGGATCAGGGTGCTGCAGCCAGGCTTGAATACGCCGGCCAAGCTCGATCTCTTGATTCTGAGTCAACAGCGGATACCGTGTGGCAGTTGCGATGAAATCGCCGATATCCGTCATAGTTGCAGAGAATTCAACGCATAAAATAGCGAATGAGTGGACATCAGATCAAGTGCCGAGCATATTGGACTCTGTGACAGATGGCTTGATCCTGTCGGATCCAGATGATGAAGGCGTGTCTGCAGAACAGGTCTTAAACCGACTGAATGCCACATTGCTGCCACATCAGACCGCATTCTGCGAGGATCAAGAACATCGGATTCTCGGCCTGGTGTCAGGCTTTGGAGCCGGTAAGACATATGGCTTGTGCGCTAAGGCCATCAATATCGCAGCTGCCAATATTGGCTACGTGTCAGCGATATTTGAGCCTGTTGCACCAATGCTGCGCGACATCCTCGTGCGGTCGATGGATGACCTACTTGAGGCTATTGATCTTCCCTATGACTTCAGGGTGTCGCCGTTACCTGAATATGTTCTGAAATTTAAAGAAGGCGAACACACCATATTGCTGCGGACGATGGAGACTTGGAATAGGATCCGAGGCCAGAACCTCTGCGCGGTGGGCTTTGACGAGGTAGACACCACAAATAAGCGAACGGCTGAACAGGCATCACGCATGGCATTAGCCCGCTTGCGTTCTGGCAATGTGCAGCAGTTCTATGTAGCGACTACACCTGAGGGATTCGGCTGGGCCTGGGAGACATTTGAGCGCGAGACGGCACCTGACCGCCGGTTGATCCGTGCACGAACTGCCGACAACCCACACCTGCCTGACGGGTTCATTGACTCGCTGATGGCCAATTACCCAGAGAAGCTGATCAAGGCTTACCTGGAGGGTCAATTCGTCAATCTCAATACCGGCGCTGTCTACGACCGGTTCAATCGTGAGATGCACGTCTGCCAGCCGCCGATCGGCCTTGATGATGAACCATTGCGTGTGGGTCTTGACTTCAACGTGTCGAATATGTCAGCTGTCATTGCTATACGTACCGACAAGCAACTGCATGTCATCGATGAGGTGAGTGGTGCACACGATACTGACGCACTTGCTAAAGAAATTAAGTCGCGATATCCTCACCGCAAGGTCTACATCTACCCCGATGCTTCTGGCGGCAACCGCAGCACAAACGCGACACGCACTGATATTCAGATATTGGAATCTTATGGCTTTAGCAATCAGTCTCCCAAAGCAAATCCTCCAGTACGTGACAGGGTGGCTGCTGTACAAGCTGCTTTGGAGAACGGCAAAGGCGAGGTGAAGCTGCAGATCGCGCAGCAGTGCATCCGCACGATTGAATCGCTGGAGCTCCAAAGCTACACAGATAAAGGCGAGCCAGATAAAGACGCCGGGTATGATCACATGAACGATGCCCTAGGATATCTGGTCTGGCGTGAGCTGAACCCGCTCTACGTCAACGCCGGCAGGGGCACAGGCATTAGGCTCTATTAAACTGCAATTATCGGGCTTTGGGCGGTCGTGTATTCAGGGTACAACTTTTACGACCGCAAAGCAGCGGCCAATGTCACGCACGTTAATGACCCTAATGGTGCGTGGGTCAATCAAGAGCCGCACTGGGTGCTGATTGAAGACCTGATCGGCGGCACCTATGAAATGCGACGGCGGCACAGACGGTATCTGCCGCAAGAAGTGCGTGAGCTTGACGAAAGCTACGATCGGAGACTCGCCCGCAGTGTGTGCCCGCCGTATGCACAGCGCCTAGAAAGAATGCTGGCCGGCATGCTTACTCGCAAGCCTGTCAGGCTGAATGACTCGTCGGATTTGATCCGTGAGCAGCTATTCGACGTTGACCTGATGGGCAACGATCTGAATATGTGGACTTATGAAACGGCCCGCAAGATGGTCAGATATGGGCATATTGGCGTGCTAGTAGATGCACCACCGGCTGGCACCATGGGCCGGCCATACTGGGTGACATACACGCCGCGTGACATCCTTGGATGGCGGTCAGAACTGACTGATGGCGCACAACGGCTAACTATGCTGCGATTAGCTGAAAAGGTCACAAAACCCGATGGCGAATTCGGCGAGAAGGCGGTGGATCAAATCCGGGTGTTGACGCCTGGTGAATTCAAGATCTACCAGCGCAAAGAAAAAGGCGACTTCGAGATCACGGATGAAGGTACCACCAGCACCACTGAAATCCCATTTAGTGTGGCATATGCCAATCGGGTCAATTTCCTGGAGTCGCGGCCACCGCTTGAAGATATCGCCGAGCTAAATCTCAAGGCGTATCAGGTCCAGTCTGACCTTGATAACCAACTGCACATTTCGGCCGTGCCGATGCTGGCTTTCTTCGGATTCCCATCAGCTGCAGAAGAGGTGAGCGCCGGACCAGGCGAGGCAATCGCATTCCCTGCAGAAGGTCGAGCCGAATATATCGAGCCTGCGGGCAATAGTTTTGATGCGCAGTTCAAGCGGCTAGCACAGATTGAGCAGCAAATCAACGATTTAGGCCTGGCGGCAGTGCTAGGCCAAAAGTTATCAGCTGAGACTGCCGAAGCCAAGCGGATCGATCGCAGCCAAGGCGACTCGACGATGATGGCGATCGCCCAGCAGATGCAGGACATGGTCGACAACTGCCTGCGATTCCATGCAGAATTCCTACAGGACACGCAACCCGGCAGTTGCTACATCAACCGCGACTTCTTAGGTCAGAGACTTGAAGCGCCTGACGTGGCGGCACTGCTGCAACTGTATACAGCAGGCACTATCACGCAAAAAACGTTGCTGGATCGGCTGGCTGATGGTGAGATCTTGGGCGATGAATTCGAAGTCGAGGAAGAGCTAGAAGCCACACAGCTTGATGGCCTGACCGCAGAGCCTGATGCACCGCAGGTGACGCCGAATCAAGACGAAACCGTTCTGCCTGAGTGATGACTAGTGAGCACGCCGACTGTTCTGTTCCGCAATGCTATCGACCTGAATAGGTACAGCAACAACGTATCTAGGCGACTGGTCGAGTCGTACAACCGCATCATCCTTGAATCGCTGCGCGAATTAGACGTATTAGGCGTTGATAATCCGACTTACCGGGCAGTGCGGCTGCGGTCGATACTGGCGCAGCTCAAAGAGTCGCTTGATGGATGGTCGGCTGAAAGCCTCGACCTGCTGGCTGATGAATTAACCGGCCTAGCCGAGATCCAGTCAACGCAAGCGGCAGCCAATCTGCGCAATGTATTGCCACGCGGCATGCGCGATGCGGTCAATACGGTAGAAATCAGCCCGCAATTCGCTCGCTCTGTAGTTACAACTGATCCGCTGGAGACAGGTGTAGCGGTGCTAAGTGATGAGCTAGGCGATGTGCCTGCTGCGTTTAGTCTTACGGCACGCAGGGGTGCGGTGATCACGCTACCTGGTGGCGGCACTGTGCAGAAGGCATTTCGTGGCCTAGCAGAACAAAATGCTGCCAGGTATGGGCAGATCATCCGAGATGGCCTGCTAACCGGGGAGACCACTGATCAGATTGTTAGGAGGTTGGCTGGCACATTGCGATTTGGTCAGCGAGCGAGATCTGCGCGGCAGCTGGCACAGGCAGGTGGACAGGTGACCAGCCTGGCAAACCGGCAGGTGATGGCGCTAGTGCGTACGACCATCAATCAGGTATCTACTGCCGCTAGCCGAGCCACCTACGAGGCCAACCGTAATGTGACGTCCAAATACCAGTATGTAGCTACGCTAGACAGCCGCACGTCGCCGATCTGCCGAGAACTTGATGGCCAAGAATTCCCGTATGGCGACGGCCCGACGCCACCGCAACACTTCAACTGCAGATCTACCATCGTGCCAGTCGTAGATTTTGAAGCACTGGGGCTACCCAGACCGCCTGAGGGCATGCGAGCTAGTGCGAAAGGTCAAGTGCCAGCCGATATGACATATGGCGAGTGGATTTACAGCATGCGCAACACAGATGAAGGCCGGGAAGAGATCAAAGCGGCATTCAAGACCAAAGCGCCGTATTTTATGCATATGGCCAAGAAATTCGGGCCAAACCAGGCGATGCGCAAATTTCTAAGAGATGACGGGTCAGAAGTAACATTGGATGTACTTCGCAGGCGTTATCCCAGTGTCTGAGATGCATTCAAAATACAAATTCACACATCAAGGTCAGGCGGCGCCAGCGGCACCACCAGCCAAATCGGCAGCCAAGAAAAAGGCCGCTAAGAAAACCACTACCGAGGACGAGTGATGCCTGGCTATCACGGACCTAAAAAGCCACCTCAATCAAAGATGGGTGGCAAGAAAAAGCCCAAGAAGAAAAAATGAAAAAAGGCTCCCGAGTTAGCTGGATGTACCAGGGCAAGCGCACCTTTGGTGTCGTAACAGGCTCAGGTGGCAAGCGTGCCAGCATCAAGACCAAATCGGGCGGCACCGTTACCCGTGTGGGCTCTGATGACGATCCGGTCATCCGCATCAAGTCAGAGTCTACTGGAAATGCCGTACTTAAAAAGAAATCAGAGCTACGTGCTGCACCAAAGCGTAAGTGAAGTAAAGTAGATAGGCAATCAACCCTGCGGGTTATTCATGGCCGAAGATCAGATCCAAGAGGCTGCGCCGACTGGTGACACTCCCGACGTGGACGGGCTCAAGAATAGCGTTTCAGCGCTAGAGAAAAAGAACAGCGAGCTGATCGCCGAGCTAAGGGCTGCCAAAGCCAAAGCGCCGAAGCTGCCAGATGGCGTAAATGTCGATGAGCTGCTGGAATTCAAGCGCAAGACCGAACAGGCGGAGCTTGAATCGCAAGGCAAATATACAGAAGCACGGCAGGCTCTGGAGCAGCAATTCCGGGATGCCACTGCTGAGAAGGACCAACGCATTGCCGAGCTAGAAGCCCGTGTGCGAGAGCTTGAGTTGATCACACCTGCGGTCAGTGCGCTAGCGGATGTGGTACATGATCCAGACATGATTCTCAAGACCAAGCTCAACAGCAGCCAGATTGAGCGTGAATCTGACGGTTCTGTGGTGGTAGTCGACGGCTATCAGCGCACACCAGTGGCTGAATGGGCTAAAACGCTGCCTGCATGGATGCAGAAAGCGCCTCAGCCACAAGGTGGCGGTGCACCAGTCGGCAGGGCAGCAGGTGAGATCCCACCAGGCACGAAAAATCCATTCGAGCAAGGTCCTAATTTCAATCTGACCGAACAGTCACGGCTATTCAGGACTGATCGGGCACTTTACGATCGATTGAAGGCTGTTGCAGGGCGCTAAAGTGTACACGAACGTTTGATACGGCTGCGCCGTTCAAGCCAGGGCTGCGCCCAACACACCGTAAACCATTCTTGAGGATCAGTCATGGCGACTCTTCGCTCTGACATTATCATCCCCGAGGTATTTACGCCGTACGTCATTGAGCAAACCACACAGCGTGATGCCTTCTTGGCTTCCGGTGTGGTGCAGCCTATGGCCGAGCTGAATGCCACCGAGGGCGGTGATTTCGTCAAAGTCCCTTTCTATAAGGCAAACCTGTCTGGTGATTTCGAAGTGCTGTCTGACAGCTCTTCACTGACGCCTGGCAAAATCACTGCCGATCAGCAGATCGGCGTGATCCTGCACCGTGGCCGTGCTTTCGAATCTCGTGATCTGGCAGCCCTGGCCGCTGGCTCCGACCCGATGGCCGCTATTGGCAGCAAGATTGCTGACTACGTGGCTCATCAACGTCAAAAGGATCTGGTCAGCTGCCTGACCGGCGCTTTCGGCAGCCTGAATTCAAACAGCAGCAGCTCTGCTCTGTTTGATCTGTGCATCGACTCTGAGTC